ATGAAAGCATACGACCCCCTGACAGATATTGACTCTGTGATTGCAATCCTGTCCAAGATTTCAGTCTGGGGAGGCTTCACAGACGAACAACAGGAGAAGATCTACAAGCAGCTAGAAATCGGTACATTCAAAAAGGGTGAATTCATCTTCCGCAAAGGCGATCAGCCAACACACATTTACATAATTAAGAGCGGTAGGGTCCATATATATCTCTCTGACCAGGATGTCAACATCCAAAGGGAAACTGTCTCGGCTGGTGGATGTTTCGGTATGGCTGCCTTAATGGCAATGTATCCGCTCATGGCAACGGCAGTAGCAGTCGAGGAAAGCGAGATTATGGTCTTATCGAGGCAGGCCCTGCTCGGGCTTCGTCATGAAGATACTCAACTTTTTGCCCTCCTGGTGATGAATATAGCCAGAGAACTTGCCCGGAGACTCAAATCATCGGATGACATGCTTATCCGCTATGCACAGAAACATATGGATGATTAAGGGAGAGGGCGTGGCTGTGAATATCGGAAAAAGCTGGATGAGCTACCGGTTGATGAAAACATCATTTTAAAAGAAAGGCATTATGCGATCAAAGATCTCTCCATTTCTGAAACGATCTGGCTAAGCGGAAGTATTGATACAGTGGGGTTGTAACGTAGACTCCCAACTATGCCATGAATGCCACCACAGGTTCGGAAGAGGAACTCATCGAGTGCACGCTCTGCATGGTCTCCCAGTGCACCGTTGCCAATCGCTCCCGTCGGGGCACCCATCATCGGCAGAGGGCACAAAACCCGGTGTTTCTTCCAAAGTTGTTCGGCGATATCACACACGTCTGCCTGGACAAAATGTACCCTGTGGGGTATGTCAGGGCGTGATGACCAGAAGTCAGGACGTAGAAAAATCCACTCAGATATTGTATCGCTGACGATCCCGTGTATTTGTTTATCACACCCAATCTCAGATACCGCATCCGATATGATCTGTGCCACCGTTCCTTTTTGTTCGGTGCTCAATCTGCGGACGAATGCTCCGGGTGGATTAATAATAAACGGGAGGTGTTTTCTCTGCTGCTGTGCCTCGTAACACACGGTCAAGAGGTTCAACCGGATCATTGACGTAACGTTTTGGCGCATGGCGCCACCGAGGGAACTACTGAAACTATTGAAGTTCAAATAGGTGTAGTTGAATATCTTGATCTTCATCATGGTGGCAGAATGAGCGCCATCCTTTTTGTAGATGTAGGAAGGGAGCATCATCGTAACTAAATTGAATTTCATGTGGTCGTCGAGAAGACGATGCGGCAAACCAGCCTTCGCTTTCAGTATGGCCTCCACCTGATCATGATGAATGGAAGAGTCGTCGTATACGACATACGCCTCATTTTTTAAGCTATCAATGTGGGGGAGTGGAATTTCTGTCCCTTCGTAAACAACGGATTGTATTCTTCCCTGGCCCAACTGATCCAGCGGACTTTCATGGGCGAATTGGTAAATAGAACCATGCTTGTGAGGGCCATTCGCCATGAAACGGGTAAACTTCCTCAATTCTGCGTTCCTCTCCTTGCTTCGGCGGAACATTCCTTTGATTGGAGTACCGTCAAGTATCAGTGTGTCTTCAGTTGACGAGAAATATGGCTCTCTCATACGAATATCTCTATGATCTTTGTAGCACGCCCCATTGAAAAGTTCCAGTTAAAGCAGGGGTTACTGGGGCAGTATTCTAATTGCATTGATCCATTTCTCGAAGTATCGCTTCTACCTCGTCGCGTAAAGCACCATGCTTCGCGAGTTCTGTTTTGCAATCACGACACAATGTGGTGAATTCTCCCATAGCTTCATCTTTATAACACTGAGTTTTATTGTCGCATTCAAAAAGAACCAAGCATCTACAGCAGTTAGCCAGATAAACACTGTCATGTTTGGCTTCATTGAGGAGTTTTTTTCTTCTGTTTTTATTGGACGTTTTTTTGATTTCGAACACGTTTGTGCAAGAAAGGTCTTTGCCCGACTGCCTTACGACAGAAAGACTTGCATCGAAAATGCTTGCCTTCCGAGTATTAGCGCCAGGCAGATGTGTTCTGGAAAGCTTTGAACCGGATAGTTTTGCTTTTGAAAAAGGCGCAGTTGACAAGATTGTATCCTGAGTTGCAACGCGAATTGGTTTTTTTTCATCCTTGTGTCTGTTTAATCGTTTCATATTATTTTCCTCCCTATATATGTTCTCGCCTTTCAGTAAAATAAGTTAATGAGATGGCGTACTTATAGACTATCGAGAAGATACTTTAATGGCACCATCAAATACAGTCTCAAACAAAAAAATATTTCTCATGCTTTTCTGCCGCCTCTGAATGCCGCCCTTGAGATGCCGCTTTTATTACCGCATCTATGACCGTTTGACCGTCTGAATCCCTTCTTTTATTGTCTGAATCATGCCTGCAACGCTTGAAGAGGTACACGGACCATCGGCCCTTGAGTATTTTGAACAGAACGGGCTCACAATGCCCGCATTGACGAAGCTGCTCAAGCGGGAGCTGAAGGCCAAGGTAACGAAATCAATCAAGATCAAGGGCGCGGTCAGCCCGGACCAGCTCGGAAGAGGGCGGCGTATTGTCGCCGCATCGGGAACAATCATACAGACAAAGGACGGCAACGTTTTCGGTGACGGTGAAACTGTCATCGAGTGGGACGAGGTCGCCTGGGACGTGAGGCAGCGAGCCCGCATGGATGTACACAAGCTGCGGGGCGACTACCCGGCTGAGAAGCGGGAGATAACCGGAGCACACAGTGGCCCCCTCCAGATGCTCTATGAGGAGATCGTCGGCAAGGCAACTGGACTGGTGAATGACCATGACTGACGAAGCGGAAGCATTGGAGCAGTTCTATCATGATGAATCGCTCGAACGCCTGGGCGACAGGGAATGGAGGCTCAACAACCTTTACTATATCATTGATGCCACCGGCAACCGCGTCCTGTTCCAGCCCAACGACATCCAGCGCCACCTCAACCACAACCTCTGGTATCTCAACCTGATCCTGAAATCACGGCAGCACGGCATCACGACGGACATCTGTATCCTCTACCTCGATTACTGTCTCTTTACCCCGAACATCCGCGCCGGTATCATAGCCCACACAAGGGACGACGCGGAGATCTTCTTCAACGACAAGATAAAGTACGCCTACGACAATCTCCCTGACCGGGTAAAAAAAGACATGGTCCTTGCTGATTCGCGCAGCGCCCGGGAGCTTTCCTTCGGCAACAACAGCGCGATCCGTGTCGGAACATCGCTGCGTGGTTCGACATTGCAGCTCCTGCACATATCCGAGTTCGGGAAGATCTGTGCCAAGTACCCGGACAAGGCAAAAGAGATTGTCACCGGATCCCTCAACACGGTCCATTCGGGCCAGATCATCACTATCGAGTCAACGGCGGAGGGGAAATCGGGCTACTTTTACGACTACTGTACAGAGGCCCACAAGACCAGCATACGCGGCGGCAAGCTCGCTTCCCTCGAATGGCGGCTCTTCTTCTTCCCCTGGTACAAGGATGCAAAAAACACTGTAGATTGTGCGGGTGTCACGATCCCCGAAGCCATGGCAGCGTACTTTCGCACCGTCGAAGCCGGGGAGCGCATCGAGCTTACCTCGGAACAGAAGGCCTGGTATTACCTGAAATGGAAAATACAAGGCTCCGACATGAAGCGCGAGTACCCGTCGACCTTCGACGAGGCCTTCGAGGCCAGCCTCCAGGGCGCATACTTTGCCCACCAGTTCGAACGCATCTACCGCGAGGGCAGGATTACGAATCTGTCCTACGAGGAAGGATATCCGGTTCACACCTTCTGGGACTTAGGGATGAATGACACAACCGACATCTGGTTTGCGCAGAAGGTTCTCAACCAGTGGCGGATCATAGATTTCTACGAGAACGAGGGTGAAGGGCTCTCACACTACGCCCAGGTGCTGCGCTCCAAAGGATACGAATATGGCAATCATTATGCCCCTCATGACATCGAGGTCCGCGAGTTAGGTACCGGGAAGACCCGGAAGGAACAGGCAGAAGCCTATGGCATATCGTTCTATGTCGCCCCGAAATTGGCCAAGGCCGATCAGATCGAGGCGGCGCGGAACATCCTTCAGCACTGCTGGTTCGACGAGGCCAGGTGTAACGACGGGATCAACGGACTCGAAGCGTATAGAAAAGTGTGGGATGACAGGAACGGCTGCTACAAGAACGATCCGCTCCACGACTGGGCGAGCAACCCTGCTGACGCCTTCGAGGTCTTCGCAGTGGTGTCATCCGACATCGGGAGAAAAAGCAATTCGGGTTTTGTGCCCAGGAGGAGCCGATGACCGGCGACTACACCCTGAAAGAGATCCAGGACTTCGTCTACGAGTCCATGCTCGTGTCCGAGGCGTGGCGTGCAGAAGCTTGGCGGGACTGTGAAATCTACGACGGCAAGCAGTGGACCGAAGAAGATTACCGCAAAGCGAAGGACGCAGGCATCGACCCCCTGACCATCAACAGGACGTTTCCTGTTGTCAACCTTCTCCTTGGTTCTGAGCAGATCAACAAGAACGATATCACTATCGAGGGACGCACCCAGGACGACGCTGAGATTAGCACCACCATGACCGAGGCGGTCCGCTACATCATGGAGCAGTATAACGGCCCGGCGCTGGTATCGCAGGCGTTCAAGGACAGCGTCATCCCGGGAGCTGGTTTTCTGTCGGTGAGCCATAACCCCGACCCCCGAAGGGAACGTGTGTGGGTACAGTTTCACGACTGGAAGGACATGGGATGGGACCCCTTTGGAGACCCGTGGCTGTCGGCAAATGGATGCCGCTACGTCTACTACCAGCCCTGGAAGGACCTGGACTGGCTGATCACGCAGTTTCCCGAGAAGAAACAGGAATTGCGGGACGCCTTCGAGGAATATCACGAGATGTCCAGGCGCGGCAGCATGTCCCATGGGACGGTCATCGACGAGTCAACGTTAATCGAAGAGATGAAGGAACGGGTTGCCATCAATGCCTATGGCAGGAAGCGGGTAAGGCCCGTGGAACTCTGGTACTGCGTATACGAGGAAGGGCTGTGGGCGAGATTCGCCAACGGGGATTCCCTTGAGCTCACGAGAGACGCCGACCCCCTTTTCCTGCGGCAGGCTGTCCTGTCGGCACAGGAGGTTGTCAAGGCGCAGGTGCCCAAGATCAAGACCATCACATTCCTCGGCGACATCGTGCTCAACTGGGGGTACAGCCCGTACAAGCACGACGAATACCCCTTTATTCCGTTCTATGGCTACCTCGACCGGTTCAACTACCCTTACGGCGTCCCGCGCAATCTCCGGGGCCAGAACGAGGAGATCAACAAGCGACGTTCCATGGCACTGGCACTGCTCAAAAGTAGGCGGGTGACCGTGGAGGAGAAAGTCGTCGACGACGCAACCAAACTCCAGGACATCTACGAAGAGGCCAACAAGCTCGATGGGTTCATCGTGGTCAAGGAAGGCAAGATAAACGCCGTCAAGGTCGAGGAGATGGCCGAGCTGTACCGCCCCCAGGTCGATTTGTTGTTGCAATCCGAGCGGGAGATCCAGGAGGTGTCCGGGGCGAACGCTGATTCCCTCGGGTACAAATCCAGCCAGGTTTCCGGCGTGGCCATCGAGCGCAAGCAGCAGCAGGGAAACACCATCCTGGCGCCCATCTTCGGGAACAAGCGCAGGTCAGAAAAGCGGTTGGGGGAGCTCATCATCCCCGAGGTCCAGAGCCAGTGGAGGGGGGAGAAGATCCTCCGCGTCACCGACCGGCTCACCGGGGCCAAAAAGTGGGTGCACCTGAACAAGTGCGAACAGGGTCCCATGGGTGAGATCGTCCTTTGCAACAACATCACCCAGGGCAAGTTCGACTGCGTGGTGTCCGAGGCGCCGGCCACGGATACCGTACGTGAACAGCACCTGAACATGCTCATCGAGTGGGTGAAGAAGTCACCGCCGGAGATCATCCCGTACCTCATGAACGCGGCCATGGAGATATCGAACCTCCCCAACAAGGACCAGCTCATGGCACGGATCAGGCCCATCATTGGTATCGAGGGCGACGACCAGAACAGGAGCCCGGAAGAGATCAAGGCCCAGGTCGCCCAGCAGCTGGAGGCGCAGAAGGCGGCACAGGCAAAGGCTGCCCAGGCGGAGGAGGCGGCGCTGCGGCTCAAACTGGAGAACCTCCAGCTCGTCAACCAAAAGCTTGCTGCCGAAATCGAGTCACTCAAGGCAGGCGACAGGGTGAAGCGGGACGACGCAGCCTTGCGAGGAATCAGAGCTGGATATGACATGCAGAAAGACATGATCGCCACAAAGACTGGGTACCAGCCGGAAGCGACAAAGAAGGCGGCCATCGGAAACGGATACCGGAAGGCAATGGCAGCACCAGTAGGAGGCGCAGCATGACACGACACGAGGAAGCAGTATTCGAGGCAAAGGCAGAGCGGCATTTTCGTAGCCACCGGGAACTGCCCCGAGGAAGGGATTTCCGATGGAATACGTTCCGGTTTAACAACGAGGCGGATTTAGCGCACTACCGGCACAACTTTGACCGCATCTTCCCCAACGCCCCGGGCGTGGGGATATGAAAGGAGAACCACTATGGACACAAACAGGATGATGAACAGGATTTTTTGTACAGCGCTCTTCGCCATCATAATCGCCCTTCTCATGGCGGTGATGGCACACGCAGCGGATCTCAAATTTGCGTGGGACAGCTACACCTCCGAGGCCGACGGCTTCCACCTGTATATGGGGACAACCGCAGGGGTCCAGACCGTTGCGGCCAACCGCGTGGCAACCATCGCGCCGAAGACCGCGACCACCTATACTCTGGCAAATGTCTCACCGGGCACGAAGTTTTTCGTGCTGACAGCATACCTTGGTTCGCTGGAGTCGGGTCCCTCGAATGAGCTGTCTACCACAGTTCCCCTTCCGGCACCGACCGGGTTGACTGCTGCAGAGGTTGCGGCGATCGCCCAGGGGGCCAAGTGATGAGAAAGCTGGCACTGTTCCTTGTCGGATTTGCCGGGTTCATCCTCGTGGGTGATCGGATCGACACCATCACCCGGACAGAGGACGGTCACCAGGTCACCTATGAGCAGTATTGCGCGACGAAGGTGACGAAAGCCGGCAGCAAGTGGCGCGTCACGCTGTCAAACGGTGAAACGGTGGAGTTCACCGACCATGCGAGGCTCCGCCTTGACCAAAGCAGACCGTGCGAATAGGAGCGGATATGGGGGAGAACGCATGGCTGGCATTGCTGACAGGATTTTCCGCGACAGGGGTGGCGCTGCTTGGCATCATGCTCACATCGCTGCGGGCATGGAAAAAAGAGCTGCGGGATCACGTGAAGGAAATGTGCAGGCAAAATGAAGAGGCCCACCGGGAACTATGGGACAGGGTCAACTACCACCGGCACAACGGAGGCGGGAACGTGGTAATCCCGCAGAAAGGATAGCGACATGGGGTATTGCGAATTACTCTCAAAATCTGTTCCGTGTGTGGGCGCGTCCAGAAGTACCGCAGGGGTGACCGGTTACCTCACTGGGCTCATCTTACAGATGATGAGTGGGGTGAGATTACAAGGAACGGGTATTGCGAACACCACACCCTGTGTCCGGAGTGCAGGAGGATAGCACATGAAGGAAAACCTTGTATACGGCTTCAGCACCACCATGCTCGCCGAGGGCGTCGTGTTTGTGAACGACCCGAACGACCGGGGCGGCCCTACCAAGATGGGACTCACTCTGGGGCTGATGAAGAACTTGCAGCTGGACCTCAACCATGACGGAAGCGTGACCGTTGACGACGTGCACCTCGTGACAGACAACGTTGTCCTCGACGTGTACCGGAAGGAATTCTGGAACCGGGTAAGAGCGGATACATTGCCACCCGGTCAGGATGTTCAGACGACGGACTTCGCATTCAATTCTGGTCCCTTCAGGGCTAAGGAATTATTAAGGAAATCACCGAACATTAACGGGTTTGCCCTCCACCAGATTGCCTACTACCTGTCCCTTGCGGACCGGCTGCCGGGATACGTGGGATTCTTCCGAGGACTGACCAGGCGGGCTCTGTCCGTGTTGGCATCATCGGCTGCACTCTGCGAGTGGTACGAGACCAGCCAGGCCGTAACAAGGATCCGTTTGATGCTGGCAGAGGCTGATAAAGATACGACATTTCGTGGGATCTTCCGCGAGAAGGTGCGGGGCGTGCTGAATGGATGAGTACGGAAATATGACCGTTAAAGTAATAGAAGAAAGAGCGAAACGTGAGGACCTCAAGAACGGTGGCATTGTTGTCAAGATCAGCAAGACCATCCTCTGGAACTGGGACGACACCATCGCGAACTTTTTCAGGAAACTGTTTCGAAAAGGAGAATAAAAATGACATTTTCAGAGAAACTGAAGCTCGTGTTTTCAAAGATGTGGGATTTTCTTGCGCCTTTCGTCAGGGTGTTTCTGTCGAGCGCGGGGAATATCCTGGCAGCCTCGGCCATTGCGGCAGTGAAGACCATTGCCCAAACTATGGGAGACGCTGACGGCAACGCCAAGAGGAAAGCGGCATTCGATGCCATCGTCACCGACCTGAAAGGGCAGGGCATAACCCTCGGCGTCCAGGTCACGACATCCATGATCTACGCCGCCATCGAGGCAGCTGTCCAGAAGCTCAAGGCAGAGGAGTAGGCAATGATGAAATATCTCAAACTGTACGCGCAGTTTAAAGACGCCAGGGCCGCGATCGCGGCAGAGTATTCCATCGGGAAGATCCTCCGTGTGCTGCTGTCAAGGAAGGCAGTGGGGCCGGTCCTCATCCTGATAGGACAGATAGTGCGGGAATTCTTCGGCGTTGAGGTTGACGAGGCGGCGCTCAATAGCACCACCGATGCCATCGTCCTGCTCACTTCCATCGGCATCCAGGCCCACGGGGCGATCATGGCGATCGTGTCTGTAGTCAAGGACATTGTGCATAAAGTGAAAACAGCCAGGGAGGCTGCACCCATGAAATAAGACAAGAACGCACATATTGTCCGCCGCTAAAGAGAAGCGGCATCAAGGGCAGCCAGCGCGCTTAAAATGAGCCCCCTGGAACCGGTACGCACGGGAAACACTTCCCTTCGTGACGTACCGGTCTTCAGGGGGCTTTTCGTTGTGACGCTTTCCCGGTAAGCGCATTACCGGCACCATACATTCGGGGGCCTGCAACCCGGAAAAGAGCAGGCAAAAAAGGAGTGACACATGGAAACAAACACAGCATTGGAAACACCACAAGACGCCGCGGATCAGCGTGATGATTCGAACGTTCAGGATGCAGCAGAGAGCCGTGCGCCCGAGAACGAAACCGTAACATCCTCATTGTTCGGGGAAACCGTGACCGACGCCGAACTGATGGGCGAGGAACCAACAGAGGAAACCCCTGAAGAACCAGCGGAAAGCGGGGAACAGCACGAGGACACGGATGACGCAGAGCCGCCCGCTGAGGAACGCAATGATGCCCCCGGGGAAGGAGAAACAAAAGAGGCGGTGAAGCCTCCAACGGGATACGTGCCGCTCGCCGCCCTCCACGAGGAACGGGGCAAACGGCAGGCAATGTCCTCGCGGATTCAGGAACTTGAGGCAGCGGTTGCGACCCTGTCCCAGGGCAAACCGGCAGAGGAACAGCCGCAGAAAGAAGAAGGACAGGCAAGGGAAGAGGAAGAATTGCCGCACGATTTCAAGGTATTGACCGCAAAAGAGTACCGCGATCTTGCCGAGAACGACCTGGTGGAAGCCCAGATCTACCTCCACAACCTGAACCGGTTTCAGAAGCAGGAGGAACAGAATCAGAAAGAGGAGCAGCAGAAAAAAGCCATAGAACAACAAACGCAGGCCCTGATCCAGCAGCGCTACACCGAAATGGAACAGGCAGTGCCGGGGATATTCGCCGAGGATGGTGACGTCAACAAGTCACTCACCAGGTTTGCGGCTGACAACGGCATGGACGAGACGTTCGTCTCCGTCCTGACCGACCCCACCACCCGCATCGTCGGGGAGGACGGGCGCGTAGTACTCCTCGGGAAAGGGGCGGTGCAGATGCTCACCCTGCTCAACAACGCATACAAGGCTGTGAAGCCTGACGCAACAAAGGAAGATTTACTGAAGGCCCAGGGGGCAGCAGAGCTCCTGGGGAAAATACACAACACAACAACGGGCTATCGCAATATCGGGGGCACCCCTCCCGGCGGTTCGTCCGTGCCGAACGACCCGAACCGGGTTGTTACCGAGGCGGAGATGGCACGGATGTCACCGGAAGAACAGGAGCGGTACCTCCAGGGCAGATAAGACCCTAAATAAGGAGAACGAACATGGCAGCAACAGATTTTCCATTAAACGACCCATTGGCAGTGCGCCGGTGGAGCACATCGCTGGCCGTGGAAGCCGAGAAGAAGCAGTACTTCCGGAAGTTCATGGGCACCGACGAAAATGCGCTGATCAAGATTCAGCAGGAATTGTCCAAGAAGGCCGGTGAGATGATCACCGTAGGCCTCAGAATGAAACTGGCCGGGGACGGTACCGAGGGCGACAACATCATCGAGGGTACCAGTGCGGAGGAAGCCCTCAACTTCTTCTATGACGCGCTCTACATCGACCAGAGGAGAAAGGGCACCAAGTCCAAGGGCCAGATGTCCGAGCAGCGCGTCCCCTACAACATGCGCAAGGAGGGCCGTGACGCCCTTGCCACGTGGTGGGCAGAGGACTACGACGAGCAGATCATGATGTACCTAGCCGGCGCGCGGGGGATCGATGCGTCGCTACACGCAGCCCTGGGGTTCACCGGTCGGGCGAGCAATGCGCTGACCGCGCCGGACTCAAACCACATCTTCTACGGAGGGAACGCAACCGGCAAGGCGGACCTCGACTCCGGGGACAAGATGGACCTCACCATCTGCGACAAGGCCGTGGCATCCGTGGAAACGGTCGACCCGGTGATGCTCCCCTTCTCCGTTGACGGAGAGCTTGAGTATGTTTTGCTCATGCACGTGTGGCAGGCATTCGACCTCAGGGCTTCGGTGAGCGCCAACGACTGGATCGACATCCACAAGAACACCGACGGCAAGGACAGCCTGATCTACAAGAATGCTTTAGGGAGCTACAACGGGATCGTCATGCACAAGCACCGCAACGTGATCCGCTTTTCCGATTACGGCTCCGACGGGGCACAGCCCGCAGCCAGGGCACTCCTGCTCGGAGCGCAGGCGGGGATCATTGCCTGGGGAGGGAACAACGCTCCCGGACGGTACACCTGGAACGAGGAGACTGACGACAGGGGCAACGCGCTGGCCATCACGGCAGGAACCATCTACGGGGTGAAGAAATCACGCTACAACAGCAAAGACTTCGGGGTCGTTGCAGTGGACACCTACTGCGTCAACCCGAACGCATAGGATAGGGGGGTGATACCATGGCAGTAGTAACCGTACAGTCAAGTGCAGTATTGGCCGGGATCAAACCCGACGACAGAAGGGCCGGCGTTGTTTTGTGCCGGACCGGGTATTACAAGGCGGCAGCCGCCCTCGACGCGAACAGCGTCGTTCAGATGGTCCCGGTGCCGAAGGGGGCGCAGATCCTCGACATCCACATGTTCGTGGGCGACTCCGGCGCAGGCAGGACCTTCGACGTGGGCGACGGAACCACCGTTGACAGGTTTCTCGATGGGATTGACCCGTCGAGTGGCCCGATCAGAAGCGACTACCACGAAGATGGCGACATGGCGTGCGTTGAAAATTATCAGTATGCCGCCGACGACACCATCGACGTGAAGTGGCTCGGTGATACCCTTGAGGCGAACCAGACGATCTTCATGAACGTCTTCTACAAGATGGGAGACACCATCGAAGACGAGCTAAACACCTATGCATAACCGTGTATAAACCGGGGCGTTAACGGGACACGATCCCGCGCCCCGGTCCCCTTATAAAGGAGGGCTATCATGTCATTACTTATCGGAAGACCAACATGGCGCAGCAGCGATCCCGACAAGAACGCGCTCAACGCCATTACCCTTGGGCTCTATCAGCACGACGGGCTTATCCTCGGGTCGGGCAAGTCGGCGTCGTACAAATCTACGTCACTGGCAGACAAGAATTTCATTTCATTTTACCTGGGATCATCTGCGCCATCCGGCACATCCCGGGGCATGTATTTGCGGCTTTATCTCACCGGCGGTGCAGGCGGAGAAGCGTTACGCGCCTTCTGCACGGTGAGCAGCAACACACCGGCGGACTCGGTCAACGGTGCGCATATCTCGCTGAACTTCGGATCCTCAGCCGGGAACGTCACCGGCCTCGGGACAGCAGTGAGGGCAACGGTGCATGTGCCGAACAGGTCCCTCGGAGGTACCGGGGCAGCGCTCCAGGCCGAGCTATACTCCGATGGCGCAAGCTCGACCATCGGGGGAAAGTGGGCCTGCGTGAGGCTCGTGAACGGCGGAAACGCAACCGGTATCGCGGCCATTGACGACACTGCCTATGCCTTGAGCTTCTCGGGGTTCACCGGGGGGTCCGGCAACGTGATCGGCGCGGCAGGAGATGAACCAACGTGGGCTACCGGCAACACCGTCAAGATCAGATGCTGGGACGAAACAGGCAACCGCGCCCTGTACCTGATTGCAACACTGGCATAACAACGGGGGAGGGTGACTCCCCCACTTATTGTACGAAAGGAGAAAACCATGCGGAAATTTGACGTATCGGAGTATGAAGTGACCATACAGAACGGGCAGACCATGCCATACCGCGTGAAGGATTCGGCGGTGACTGTACTTTTTAACCCGGACAGAAAGTTAAGTGCAGTTGAACTGCTCAAGACTAACACGCTGGCCCAACGGATCATGGCGGCAGAGGGCCACGTGCTTCTCGAAGAGGCCGACTATGTTGAGTTGAAAAAAGCCTGCGAAACTGTGAGGGGGTATGGGAAAGAGGACGTGGAATTCGTCCGAAGGATCCTCGAAGCCCCTGAAATAAATGTCGTCGAGGAGAAATAATATTATGAAATACGTGAGACTGCAGTACATTGGAAAGAAACCATCCCTGCACCTGACCATGGCTCGCCTCAAGGCAGAATATACCTTTGATAAAGGCAACGAAATGACTGCACCAGTAGAGTATGGCGACGCTGCCTATCTGTTACGAACAAATATAGCCATTTTCAAGGTTGTTGGCGGACCTTTCGAATCAGAATCACAGCCCACACTAAAGAACCAGGAAGAGCAGAGTGTGCCTGAACCAACAATGATGGAAAAGAGCCCGAGCGGGGACACGGCGTCAGTATCACTTATCGGAGACAGTGTGGAAGATGATGGGCCTATTCCCGCCATAAAGGAAGCTGAAATAACACCTGCACCGGAAGGGCCAAAGGTAACGGTCAAAAAAGGGAAGAAATAGATGACCCTCTACGAATTGATCGTTGACTATGACGGAGCATGGACAGCCCTGGAAGACGAGGCCACCGAACACTTTTGGGGCATCGAGGAACTGACCAACTATTTCAACAAGGCCGAACGGGAGGCAGCAGCCCGCTCCCTTTGTTTGCGCTACCGGCATACGAGCGACATATTCGGCACGGTAAACCCTGCCTTGCCAAGCAAAGAGGCCGACGCCTATTGCACGGTCGCCATCACGACAGGCATTGCCGAGTATGTCAGGAACCCGAAGATCATCGAGATCATTTCGGCGCGGTTAAAAGACGAAGAGTACCCCCTTTCCATAGTAACCAGGCAACAGCTTATGAACGTGGAAGGCGAGGATGCTTTGACGCTTGCCGCAGCATCTATTTCCGGGGTGCCCGAGTATCTCATTGCCGAGATCGGCACCGAATTGCTCTTTTGGCCCATACCGGACGCAATCTACACCGCCTATCTCACCGTTGCCATTCTCCCGCGCTTTCCCATGGCGGTACCTGAATACGGCTCGGACATCTCCTTCGACGCGGCAACCAAGCAGATCCGCCGCACTGCCGGCTCGTTTACAACCGAAGGCTACCAGGTTGGGGGAACAGTGAACGTCAACGGCTCCGCGAGCAATGACGGAGACTACACCATTACCGCCGTTGCGAAAACCGCGCTGACCGTCTCGGAAACGATGGAAGACGAGGCAGCGGGGGAACCCGTGGTTGTGTCGTCCTCCCCCGAGATCCCGGAGCAGTACCACCGCGACCTGATCGACTACGTGTGCTACCTGGCATACAAGAAGAACGGGAAGAAGACCCTCGACCTTCAACGGTCCATGACGCACCTGGAGCTCTTCACCGCCGTATTCGGTCCCAGGAAAACAGCATCAATCGAACAGATGAGAGTTGCGATGCAGCTCAAAGGACGCGGAGCAAGCAGCAAGTACCGCATATAAAAGGGGTAAGCCATGCCGGAAGCAATTCCCTATAAGATACGCGCGATCCCCATGACGGGGAGGCTTATCGAGGCCCTCGATCCCATCACCGTCGGCGAGAACTTCCGGGAGCTCAAGAACTTAAGGCCCACGGCGACGCACAAACGCGCAGTGGCGGGTATGACAAAGGTTACGACTGCAGCTCTGACCTTCGAGGACGCACAAAACCGGGCAGCCAAGATACGGAACGCCATCCATTTCGTCAAGGAAGAGCCCTACGAAAGCCACATCGTTGTCGAAGCGTACAACTACGCGGAGAACTCCCTGCGCCTTTACACCCTTGACGGAACAATCCCCAGTGCCGACACCTTCGGCACCATGCTTTACAGCGTGGCCGAGAAGTGGGAAGCAGCCGAAGAAATTGAAAAGGGCACCATCGTCTTCCCGACGACATACAATGGCTACCATTACGAATGTATAGACGCTGGTACCACCCATGGAACCACCGAACCGACCTGGCCGACAACACCCCTGGCAACGGTCGTCGACAATACGTCCGTGTGGGTATGCCGGAAGGGGAGCCTTCACGGGGCATTTTCCCTTACAACGGACGGATCCCTCGTGTACGCCAACAGCGCAAAGATCCTTATATGGCCGGGAACGGAACACAGGGCCGGGGCAGTGGTGAACGCCAGCACGGCAGCTTTCCCCATGCCGGACATGGACGACATGTTCGATTTCACCGACCATCTTCAGAACACCTTCACCGACGACCGGAACGTCGCCATCGTCACCGGCCTCTCATACAGCCTCGGCGTGTACAGCGCAGACGTGTACATCGGGTCGCCGTATCGCATCAACGGGGCGAAATTTTACGTTCAGAACCCCGTGGGCTACACCCCGGCAACGCAAAACTGCGAGACGGCCTACTGGGCCAACGGCGGGATGCAGGATGTTTTGAACACCGACGGCACCAAGACCGGCACCAACACGCTGACACAAACAGGATCCGTTACGTTCTCGTCCGACACAACCGCCCTGGTTGAACCGGCCCTAATCTTCGGAAGGATGCTTTATTGGTATCGCTTCTGCTTCAAGAACGTGCCGAACTCAGGGACAAACCGGCCCGTACTGTATTTCGTCACCATCGACGCGCCCATGCAATTATTGACGAATATATGGGACGGAACGCCAACGCCGCTTCTCGCGGCATGGAAAAGCCCCTCGACGGATAAGTACATCGACTACACCACCGTGGTGGCAGAACAGGATAACGTCAAGGTGTACGTCGGGAGCTGGAGAAGCAACCCGTCTTTCGCCATGAATCTCAGCGGCTTCAAGGCAGCCGACAGAATGTACTTTGGCAGCGCAGTGAGGCTGACGGGGTTGCAGATTACCATGTCACAGGATGACCGGAACAGAAGGGCGGCGATCATCCGCGTCGATTACTTCAACGGCACAACCTGGGTGCGCTGCGCGGACATCCGGGACGGAACGGTAAACGACGGCAAATCGCTCTGGTTGTCGGGCACGGTCACGTGGACGCCCCCGGCGGCATCGCTGGAGTTCCAGACATGTGTCAACAACGATGTTGAGCTCTACTATTACTGCGTGTATTGGTCAACATACCTATCGGACAGCGACGTGTGGGTAGACAAGATTGTCGGTATCCCCATGCCGGTGCCATTGACCGGAAGCACGGGAGCCTTCGTTGCCCAGGACAGGCTCTTCCTCGTGAAGGAGAACACGCTCGAATGCTCCCCCGTGAGCAGGCCGTCGGTCATAAACGGATCCGAACACGTCACGTTTACCATGGGGGACGAAAGCCCCATTACGGGCGGCTGTCACCTCTTCAGCATCCAGGGATCGGAGTATTACAGCCCCATCCTTGTCTTCAAGAAGACGGCCACCTTCCTTCTCACCGGCACCGGTCCCGATTGGAAACGCCACGAGCTTTCCCGGTACGACGGGCTGGCTGCCCCCGACACCCTGGTTGTCGCCAACCTCCCCATATCCATACCGGGGTTTGGCACAACCGTTGCCATCGGCCAGGGAGCAACCGGCATCTTCATAAGCGACGGACGCCCGCCGCGGATCGTGAGCCAGGACATCGAGCAGTATTTTGACCCGAGGCACGACGACTGCATACAGCCCGAGTATCTGGACAAATCAGTGGGCTTCATGGACTACGACCTTCTCGAATACCACTGGCTGTTCCTTTCCGGCACGAATGCAACGCGCAAGGAAATGGTCCTCAACCTCCACAAGATGGAATGGTTCGAGATCGACCGGGGAAGCCACCCCCTCGAATTCGGCTTTTCCGTGAAGGACACCTATAAAAAGCACTACACCTACGGCACGTGCAGCGACGCCTACGTCAAGCGTCTTGAATACGGCACCAGCTTCGACGGAGGCGACATCGTGTGTACCATGTGGCCCGGCGACGTTGCCCTTGCAGGGGACCCTACCATCGAGACACGGTGCGAACAGGTGCAGATCCTCTGCATGGCCAAAGAAGTTTCGACGGACGACGTGGAGTACGACCACTACCTCGACACGAGCGTGGCAGTCATGGACCGGGATATTACCATGGCCCCCAGGGCGGACGGGAAACGGGTGGCGAACATGATCGCCAAGGTGAAGTCGCCCTATGCAGTCTTCCATTCCGGCAAGGCGACCTTTTCCTGTAACGACGAGGACATAGCCTTCGAGCCGCTCTTATGGATGTACCACTACGAGATCGAACACCAGCGAGTCAAGCCGAACCAATCAGACACGGCCTCGGGCAGGGCATGGCTCTATAACGAAGGAGATTGACGATGCGGAGAAAATACAGCGCAACCGTCCGTGACCGACACGGGAATATCGTAGCCAGCGCGTCGGTTTCTGTTTTCCTGGCAGGGACGACAACCCCGGCGTCCATCTACACGACGCTTACCGGGGCGGTTGCCGTTAATGGAACCGTATCAGACGTGGCAGGCCGGTACATCTTTTACGTTGACACCTTCGACTACGATGTTGATCAGACCTTCAAGATCGTTTGCTCCAAGGGCACCATGACGGCCCTTACCATTGACAACGTGTACATCGAGGACATCGTCCTCGGGGAATACGCCGTCGCGGCAGACAGGACGGTAACAACGAATGTAGCCCCGCCCAAGAGAGTTACTTACAACGTGGCAACCGGGAAGACGCTCACCTTTACCGGATCCTTTTCGGCAGGGCTGTACCCGGTGTTCACGGGTGCCGGCTCGGTAGTCTTCGGCGCGGGAGCGGTGAAAGAGTGCTGCCCTGCATGGTTTGGAACAGGAGCGGCGGCGGAAGCAAAGGCCCGATCGGCAATCGCCGCCATAACCTGGCCATTGGTTTACAAGCGGGTGACGCTGTTCTACGGCACGGGCGACCCGCCGGATGCGTCAACGGTCCCGGAAGGGTCCATTTACTTTCAGTACACCGCGTAAGGGATCATGAAAAATAGAGTTGTTAGAGATGATAGAACGCATATCAAACAGTCTAACGGTTCTATTTTTTCTAAAGGGAGGCCGTAATGGCAAAGCATTGCTTGGAGTTGTATTTGGCCCTGGGGATAGGGCTTATCAGAGGAAATTACAAGGTATACGAGTGCGTGTGCAGCGCGCAGCCGGCCACGGTTGCAGAGGCGCGGACAACGTACAACCTGGCGGAGAAGGAATTCGACTACGCGGACATTGTACCCGACAGCGCGGGAAAGCTCACTGTACCCGTGGCCGAGGGACTTGACATAACCGGCACCGCCGATGCAACGCACATCGCGCTTGTGCGGGAGAACCCCGCAACCACGTTTGCCCTTGTCGCCGTCACTACATGCGACACGCAAGCATTGACAACCGGCGGGAAGGTCACGGTGCCATCGTGGGACATCATCCTGGGGCAGCCGACATGACAACGCCCTGCAAAAACGACGAATGTACCACTGGCGAGGGTATCCCTTCTGCTTCCTGTCCTATTGAAAAGTATCTCAAAGGGTGCCCTTTGATGGCAAAAATAGATGAAGCGAGCAAGCATTGTTGCCCGAACCACACGTGCGAGATCTACAAATGGAAGACGGGCTAATTACAAGGGCAGCGGACAATGGAAGAAATTTTCACTACGAGATAGAGAAATTTTCACTACCAGATAGAGAAATTTTCACTCTGTAGAAGCAAGGAGGACGGGCCATTATGGAAGAAAAACAGAAAGAAGAACAAAAGCCAATCGTCTTGAAGGTACACAGCATCTCGATCGGCACAACAACCAAATCAAAACAGGAGAAAGACCATGGCCCAGTGGATAAGTGACGACATCCTGGACTTTTTTTTGGAGCTGATTCGCGCCGGTCTTCCGTACGACACGAGGCTCACCGCTTGCAGCGCGCAGCCATTGACCTTCGACGAGGCCAGGACAACCTATATGCTCGCCGAGAAAGTGGTTGACTTGTCGTCCGTGACACAGGAGGACGGTGATACTTCGGGAAGGAAAATGACGATTCCGGAAGTGGCAGATGCGCCCATAACGAACAGCGGGCTGGCGACGCACGTCGCTTTGACGGCGTATTACAACGGCACGTACACGGACCAGAAATTGGTGTATGTCACCACGTGCGAGGAATTAACGCTCGTGGCGGGCGGCACCATCACTTTCCCGGCGTGGGATATAGAAGTAGCGGATCCATCACTACCAGCATAAAAGGAGAACAATCATGGCTGATTTCAACAAGTTTCAAAATTTCGTGGAAGAACTGGCAAAGGGACTTCACCACCTTCATGCAGCCGGCGACGTCGTCAAGGTATACCTGACGAACAACGCGCCGAGCGCCTCTGCCGATGCCGTCTTAGGCGACCTTACAGGCATTACCGAGGAGAACGGCTATGCAGCCGCAGACATCCAGAACGACGTGTTGGAAACAGACGGCGTGGCTTCAATCACCGGCGTCGATGTGGAGTGGACCGCGACCGGGGCCGTGGGGCCCTTCCGGTATGCCGTCCTCTACAACGACACCCATGGCAGTGACGCGCTTATCGGCTGGTGGGATTACGGATCCAGCATATCCCTGGCCAATGGCGAGAAGTTCAAGGTCGATTTCGGGACCTCCATATTCACCATAACGTAAGAAGCATTTGAATGAAATGAAGGGATGCAGGGGCTTTACCGAATTACTCTACATCCCTTCAGCGAAGAAGTACTACGAGGTAGGTATAAGTGGCCATAGAATTCGTCGCCGTAGGTACATTAGCGGAAGTAACAGCCACCGGTCAAACAATGACTCCCGGCATCCCGGAAGGGTATGCCGTTGGAGACTTCCTTCTGCTTGTAACGCAGGGCAACAACGGTTCCTCGTACGCTTCCCTGGGGTATCAAGGATGGACGGTATTTCTCAGCCAAACCGGACTAAACAGAGACAGAATAACATTTCATTATAAGAGGGCTGTCGCAAGCCAAGCTGCGCCGACGTGGACTTCTGATTCGTGGGAAACTGGCAGGATTTTTGCTTTCAGAGGCGCACTTTTAAGCGGAGATGCGATCAACGCATCGGCCTACGATACCGACGCAGGAAAACCACAGGTCCTTCCAGCGGTAACCACATCCCTTGCCAAGTGCGGGATTATCCACGTGGCGGCTCATGGCGGTGCGCTTACATGGTCTGGATGGGGGGATGCTGACCTTATCAGCTGCACCGATCTTGGTGATTTTTTAGGCGTATCGAATGGCTGTTATTCCCTTGCGTACGGTATCAAAACTACGCCCGGGCTGGTTGACGGTGGAGTGGTAACGTGTTCCGGCACAAACACCACCCATGTAATCACTATTGCAGTAGTGACCGCAACCCTTAATGTGGCAGCGGCCAGCGGTTCGTTTGCAATGACCGGTACGGCAGCCACCTTAACGTTCACAGAGGGGACGACAACGCTGGACGCAGCAAGTGGCTCGATTGCCGTCACGGGAACGGCTGCAGGCTTCCTGTATTCGCGTATAATGCCCGCCTCGCCCGGTTCTGTTGCCATATTTGGAACGGCGGCAGGCGTCCTCTATTCACGCATATTGCCCACTTCATTTGGTTCGGTTGCAGTCGCCGGAACGGCGGCCACCCTTACCTACAATAGAGGTTCGATAACACTATCGGCGGGATCCAACGATATTTACATACTTGGTCCCGTCGGCGGTAAGACCCTCAAGAAGTCATTGAGCCTTGTGCCGGCTTCGGAAGGCTCATTTGCCGTCACGGGTGCAGCGGCGGGCTTCATTCGCTCGCACGTCCTGGCAGCGTCATCCGTCGCATATACCGTCAACGGAACAGCGGCGACATTTCTGTACAGCAGGGTATTTACCACAGCCCCAGGATCGTATATCGTCACCGGCACGGCAGTTGATTTTGTGGCCGGAATAGGTATTGCGGCAACGACAGGATCGTTTGCAGTAAACGGCACAGCCGCCGGCCTATGCAAGTCATACCTTTTCAGCGTCTCGGAGGGCACCTTCGCCGTCACGGGCACGGAGGCGACATTTGATAGAACGCAGGGCGTCCTAACCTCTTCGGGAACATTCGCCGTCACGGGAACGGCAGCGGGGCTTTTAAAAGACCATATTCTCGTCGCGGATCCCGACAAGAGCTCAACGGTCATCACGCGCTATGCCGCCGACGCATGGGAAGGGGAATTCGCCCAGGCGTCGCTGACAACCACATGGACCCCGACAGATCTGCCGGACGACATCGCGATCGTGTTGTTTGGCCTGGACAGCCGCGCGGAGATCGCGACCGTTACCCTCGGGGGGAGAGAATTCACGAAACTTACCTCGGTTGAGGGAACAGGAGCGGGCTACCACCGGGGAGAGCTGTGGTACCTTGTAAACCCGCCTCATGAAGAATCGGAATTTGCAATCACGCTGAACTACTCGCAGGGCACGTGGACCATTTACCGGGTTGAACATTACTATAACGTCAACCAATATGACCCGTTCGGGGACGTTGCGGCATCGTTTGTTAATTACGGCGCTGAAATATCCAACACGGTCGAGGACGTGCAGCCGGGACAATTCCCCTTCGACTGGCTGGTTCACACGATTGCCTGGTACGCGATCACGCCAGGGGTGGATCAGACCGTAATAGCCAATTTGAACACCGGGCATTTCGCCCGGGGTATGTCGCACCGTCTTGGCGACACCGGCGACGTGGATTTTACATGGTCATTCCAGGGCGTAAACGGCGACAAAGTCCACATCGCCACCGTATTCCAGCAGCCGGCTTTCCGGAACATATTTACTATCACCGGATCCGCCGCGACCCTGCTCAAGATTGTCGAAATGACGATCCACGACACGGCGCACGGCATTACCATGACGGGTATCGTTCTGATCGTGTCAACAGCACAAGAGCTCGTGATCGAGGACAGCGCACACGCGTTGACCATGGGAAACGTAACCCTCACCATGCCGGACACGCTGACGATCAGCGACGCGATCCATGGCCTCACCATGCCGAACGTTGGCCTTGTCATGCCCGGGACGCTCACCATCAACGACGCGGCCCATGCGTTGACGATGCCGAACATTGCCCTGGGCGGGATAGCGTACGGGGATTTAGGGGCCATGATCAACATCGGAGGGGTGTGGAAGATAGTAACCGCAACACAGGTACAAACGGGGGGCGAATGGAAAGACGTCACCGGTATGACATTACGGCAGTAGAAGGAGACGGACAATGAGAACACCGAATACTAAAAATTACAGCTTGGCACCGGATGCACTCAAGCAGATCGAGGCGAAGATGCGACAGATGCAGGCCACCGGAACCGTGGTTACCCCCGAAATGATGGAGGCCATGTACACGGCTGCGCTGAAGACCGGCACCGATCTGAACAGGCTCCAGGGAGCGGAGAACGTAACCGGGATGAAAGAGGCATACGAGACGAGACGCCAGGAACACGCCGCAAGAAAAGCACAGGACGCGGAGATGGCCAAAGGGATCGGTGGCACCCTCGGGAACATTGGCCTTCGTTACGGGGCCAAATACATTGATAAAAAATTCTTCCCGGAGGCAGCAAAGCCCGGAGCAACGCCTGGCGCGTCGGTATCGGGAGAGCTGAACACCGTCGGCGGACAGCCCATGGAGCTTGGCGGGATGAAGACGCTTGGCGGAGAAAATATAAACCTTGGCGGACAGCCCACGCTTATGCCGGAGGGGAACCCGTTGGCCGGGTATGGAAGTGCGGCCAACATGGAATCGCTTGAGCTTGCACCGTCAACACTGCCGGGGTCGGGGCCGGTAACGGCACCACCGGTAACACCTGGTCCGCTTGTCGGGCCGACCGTGGAAACCGGCGGGGCGATCCTTCCTTCAAGCGAACTCGGAGGGCAGGGAATAGCAACACCGGTAGCGGAACTGGGAACAAACTTGGTAGAGCCGGTGGCAGAACTTGGGGGAAGCGCGCTGGCGGAAACAGGGGCGACGCAGATAGGCAGCCAGGTTGCATCGACGGCACCAGCCTTCTCGGCAACGTCCGCACTTGGGCCGGCCGGCTTCGGATCCATGGCTTCGGGCCTCATAGGAGCCATGGGCGTCAGGGACGACGTGGGACAGGCCATGCTTTTGGGGCAGGGCGGTGAAAACGAACAGGACATCGCCGGAGGGGTAGCAGGCGGAGCAGCGGCAGGGGCCGCAGCGGGAACATGGGTTTTCCCAGGGGTAGGAACAGCGGTCGGCGGGCTTCTCGGCGGCATAGCCGGAGGTGTAGCCACGGCCTTCGAGGATGACTGCATCATCGTCACGTGCTGCCATGGAAGTAATTCAAAAGAGGTTCAGATCGCCAAAGAATACCGCGACCGGTTCATGTCAAAGCGGCAGATCCGCGGCTATTACGTTATGGCTGAACTGCTCGTGCCTCGCATGACGCAAAAGCCCGGGCTGAAAAAAGCAGTAAAGCGGCTCCTCGTTGACCGGCTCATACCATGCGGAATGTGGGCCACGGGAAAGACAACCAGATGGCCGTCCGTGACGAGCTATTTCGTAACCAAGGCATTTCTTGGATTATGCAGTATATTCGGCGCGTTGGTTCCACAATATGAAAGAATAACCGGGGAGGTGTACTAATGAATTTAAAAGACGTGTCCATAGGTTTTACCCACGCACTCAACAAGGGGATCCCCGAAATAGATGAACGCGCGATCCGAAACGAAGAACTGGGAATGAGAAAAGACACCCACGCCCTCCAGCTGAGAAAAGCGCAGCGGGAAGAGGAACTCTTGACGGCAATAAAGGGTCATGTTGACGAATACCGGAACGCGGTGGCGAACCTTCCACCAGGTCCGGCTATCGGAGGGGGAGTACCTCAACAGCAATCTCCAACAAGTGTCCAACAATCTCCAACACAATCTCCAACATTGGCACCGACCGTAACGACATCCGGGCAGCCGAACGTTGACAGCGGATCCGGAACGGCGATAGCGCAGCCGCCTCCGCAAGCACCGCCACAAGCACAAAGGCAGCAAACCACACCGGGGCCAGTAGAACTCCAGAACAACGACCCGGTGACGAACCCGCCGCAAAACGAACCGGCACTTCAAGAACGCGGCAAGATGATGATGAAGATCCATGACACGCTCCTGGCGAATGGCCAGTTTGACGCGGCCAATAAGATTCAGAAGGCCGAACTCGACAACATTTTTGCGATTGCGAAGATATCACCACAGGGAGCCATGAAGGCATGGAACTCCAACCCGTGGATCACAAAGAAATATGGCCAGGTCAAGCCGGGGGATATTACCCAAAAGGGTGAGTGGAGCTTCATGAAAATAGGCGGCGACGGCCTTGTCCGCTGGAACAAAAACGGAACGTTTGAGATGGTCCAGAAGCCAACCGCAGCCGGAGGGAAGGTGCCGACACCGCAGATGTACGTCGAGAAGCCCATCGGCCCGAATATGCAGCAGAAATTCCAGTGGAACCCGCAGACGGGCAACCACGACGTACCATTCGGCGCACCATACCGCATCCATAAACCCGACGGCGGTGGAGGGAGCGGCGGAGATGGCAGGGGCAGCGCGGCTGATACACGGGAATTTAGAATGCACCTGGGCCAGCTCAACGGCCTCTACAAATCCATGGCCGGCATCCAGAAGGGCGTTGACCCGATTACGCAACAGATCATACCGCAAGATCAGATCGAGGCGGCAAAGGCCACGATTCAGGGGCAGATCAACAGCCTCGAATCACTCATGCAAGAAGACTACCCCGATCACTGGGTACGGTACCGCAAACAGCCCAAGGCCGGCGGAGCTATCGGCGGAAACGGGAAACAGGATTACAAGGCAAATAAAACCGGCAACATTTCCAAAGCGGCTGATTATTTCCGCGATAATGCCGGCACACTTGGCCAAAAAGCCATGTATGACAAGCTCATAGCGGCAGGCTACAGCGAGGACAGCATAAAGCAGGGCTGGAAACAATTTAAGGGTGTACGGTAACGGGAGGACAAAGCGTGGCTAACGACAACTTTCTTGATGAACTCGCCGGAACAACGACAATAGAGGGAAAAAAAGCAGAAAAACCGGCAAAACGAGGATTTCTCGATGAACTGGCCGGGACAACGGAAACGTTTGGCCCCGACACGGACGATCGAAGCACCTACCGGAAGGTAGGGGAGGGCATGGTAGGAATTACGCGGGAAGGCGTAAAGGGCGTTGCCCGCGGCTGGCTCCAGGCGAACAAGGGCATAGGCTCTGCCATCGAGTACCTAGGACGAATAGGCGACCAGTACACAGGTTCGCCTCCGGAGTGGGGTATAGACGAGATTGGGCCGGAGCATTTAGGGACACCTATACCAAAAGCGGATCCGAACGGGCCGACCTATGAACCGCCTCCTGGGCCACCAAAGGAAGGTGCGACGACGCGGTTCGGGAAACAGGTGCGGCAGTATTGGGATGAGCCGTTAAAGAAAGTTGAGCCGGAAGTCGGGTCCATTTATGACATAAAGGATCCGGAAGGCTTTTTCAAGTGGGGGGCCGGGGCACTGGGGCAGATGGGGGCGCAGGTAGCGATAACCGCACCGTTTATGCTCCAGGGCAGGGCTGTCCAGATGGCCAAGGTTGCGCCGGAGGTGGCGAAGACGACCCTGGGCAAGAAGGCATTGTCGTATCTTGTGGATTGGGCGAAGCTCAAACCCATGGACGTACCCATTGCCATGATGGAAGGGGGAGAGATCCTCGGCGGCCAGATTGAACGTTTTGAGAAAGGGGAAACCAGGGAGCTCAGCCCGCTTCGGGGACTGGCCGCAATATTCATCGCGTCGAAGTTCGAGGAACTCGGCACTGAGAAAGCAACGGCCAAGCTGCTCAAATTTGGTCCCGACGTTGCTGAATTTGCGAAGAAGGGGTTGTGGAACCGCATAAGCCAGTCCGCGTTGACACAGATGCTCGGTGAAGGATCGGAGGAATTCTTCCAAGCATATGCAGAACAATACGGTATTGACCCAAGCGACTTGTTGACCAGGAAACAATTTCTGGAGGCGGTCGATGCAGCGGCAGCCGGGGCAGTGGGTGGCTTTGGTATCGGAGGAGCTACCGGGGCAATCGCTCGGAAGACTTACGAAGCTGGAACGAAGGATGCAACAAAGGCCGGCGAACCAGTCACGGGAGAATTGGGCGGGCAACCGGCAACGCAACCGCCAATAATGGGACAGCCAGCAGTACAACCCCCGATGACCCCACCAGGAACGCAGCCGCCAACGATGCCACCATCTCCACAGCCGACACCGCCGTCACCACCTGGCGACCAGCAGGCAACCGCTATTGTCGAACAGGTAAAAAACTCTTTAGAAAACGGACAGATCACGGCCGAGCAGGCAGGAGTCATCAGACAGAAGGCAGCGGCAGTTCTGGGTGAACAGCACCCGGAAATTCAGCGCATGGACCGTGTCATTCTCGACAACGCGCGTATGGCCAACCTTCCATCAGGCATGGCTGACGGGATACGGATGGCACAGGAAGCGCAAAAAGCAGCGGAAGAGGCAGCGATATTGCCAAGCGAACCCATGGACGAACTCGATGAGATGACCGTACCGGATATCGTTGAACCGCAATCGACAGTGTCCTCAGACGATGTTTTGGAGCTTGACACGAAAACCATTGAGGGAAAAGCTCTTACTCCCGGCGGATATATAGCACCGGATGAAAAAGAAATTGAACGGTCAAATAAACTACTCTCTCTCGCGAGCGACACAGGCGAGCAGGGGGCAGAAGCACCTTCCTCTGACACCACGGCAACGACCAATTTAAAAGATGACGAAAAGTTTAGTGGCACTAAACAAGAATCGGCCGATAAATCGACCAGCTCGGCTTTTTCAATAGGAGACAGGGTAACACGGGGAGGGCGAACCGGAACGGTGGCTCAAATATATCAGCCCACCGAAGACCAGCCCACCATAAGACTTTACGTGAAGTGGGATGAAGACCCAAACAAGCAGCCGAATGAATTAACCTCGATGGCCAGCGCAGCCCCGGAAAGTGAATTTACGAAAATGATTGATCAGAAAGCCGTTACTGACAAAGGAGTGATTGGTAACAAGGCGCAAGATAAAGAGATTCCCGAAACAGAAATAATTGATCAGAAAGCCGTTACTGACAAAGAAAATGGGGATATTTCTGCCGCCGTCAAAGCAATCAGACAAAAGCACCCCTATGCCGGCGCTATGTCAACAACGAAAATGCCGGAAGGATTAACTCACACGGAAGCTGACAACGCCCAGGCTGACGAACTTGCAGAAACGATATGGGGATTTACCGAAAAGCAGAGAGACAATTTAGGCAGGGCAAAGTATAAGCTACAAACCGAAGAGATAGAGGCGCCACCATCCAAAAAGGGCTATGTTTCGTCGAACGGCATAACCCTCGGCAAAGCCCCGAACGGCACCTGGACGTATGGGTATAATATCAACATTGCCAACGGCGGCCACGGCTGGCACCCCGGGATCTACGAACGCAAGCAATATGACACCCGCGAGGCTGCCTTGCTTGGAGCCATACAGGACTATCGGAATGCCTTAGAGAAGCGCGTGAAAGACGAATCATCAGCGACCGTGAAAAAAGAAGCCAACATTTTACGTTCCTGGTTATCCAGCCTTGAGGCCGGGGCACAGACAAAAAAAGCACCCGCTAAAAAGGGGATCCACGAAGTAACGAAAGAGGAAGAGGCAGCGCAGGCCAAGGCGAAGAAGAAAGAGCTTCCACCCCATACTCTCAGGAAAATTACGACCGGCGACACATATAAAGGCGGGTATATGGCGACCGTTACCGAAGGGCCGCATAAGGATGTGATAGGTGTTGCCATGACGGAACGGGGTGCCCGTGACGATTTGATGCGCAATATCAAGGAGCGTGAAAAGATAGGGTCAGCGGCAGCCGAGGCGAAGGAGAAAACGCCGAAGACAACAAAGAAGCCCAAGGCTATCACCGAAGATACCCCCTTTCCATGCTACACGTTTTTTAAACAATACCGGTACTTTTTACCGCTTTTGCAGAAGATAAGGAAAGGACAGGACCTTGCCGGCGGAAGCGATTCCCGCTGGAACAGCTTTGTTCAGCTCTTCAACGAGGCCATGAACAACGGGGAAATTCCCATGAAACAGCCGCCGTCGGGTTTGGAAGGACAGGAGCCGGGTACGGTGGAGTGGACTGAGTCGGAAGTGTTTGACCTTATAACGGACGAAATGGCGCGTTTTCAGAATAAGGGCGGGCAAGCACAGGCACATGCCCAGGAACAGGAACAGGAGATTGAAACGGCAGCAATACCGCTGACCGACGAGCAGCTCCAGGATGACGGTTTTATCCCGGAAAAGGATATTGAGGCGATTGTTGACACAACTGAGATCAATATTATAGGTTTAAAGGAGGAATTAAATGAAGAAGGGTTCAGTGACACCGAGATCGGCCAAATTGTTAGCGGCCTTGAAGCAGCAAGTGATAATCAAATCGCTGGCAAAGAGTTTGCTGAAAGACTTGCGGCCCTCAAAGAACAAGTAAAGAAATCCAAAACCGAACAGCCCGCCACCACGACAGACGGGGAACTTTTCAACACCAACGACATCTTCACCCTCTCCGGCAACCAGTCCGTGAAGCAGGGGGAATTCAAAACCACAAAGGAACCGAAAGCAGAACTGTTCTCACGGCCCAAGCCTGTATTCCAGAACGAGCGTGAGAAGGAAGAAGAGCAGAAGAAGAAGCTGGCGGAAGCCCTCGCGGCAAAGAATAAGCCTCAAAAGATCAACGTTCCACCAACCGAGGACCTTTCAAAGAAATCAATCAACGAGCTGGTCACAGACGCCTTCGATATAATCAACCACTTCATCGAAGAAGATGAGGGAAAGGTATCGGATACCCGTATCGACTACGGTAAGACTGAGGGTATCAAGCAGGAGCTGTACCAGAAGCTACGGCCGATCCTTGAAGAGATCGCAAAGCGGGCCACGACAAAGGGCCTCGATGTGAAGGCGTATCTCTTTGGTGCCGTTGACGCGCAGCCGGAAGGGAAGGCGAAACAGTTTTACGAAGCGGCAGCCGCGCAGTATGCCGAGGAACAAAATAAGCCGGTGCCGGAAGTGGTAAAAACAGAAGCCCCGAAGGGAATCGAAGAAGGCCCGGCTGAAGAGGGATTTGCCTGGGGGCCGGTATCCAGTTCGCTCGCAGAAAACATAGGGGATGTTGACGTCGAACTGGGAGCGCGACTCAAAAAACTGGCAGGCCCGAGGTTCTCCGATTACGAGGCAGTGGTTGACGAAATCAAGAAGGCCATGAAGGAAGCGACCGAACGGGGAGAAACCGGAAAGGCTAATAAGATAAAGGAAGAATTGCGGGTCCAAACAGGCAACTTACGGATGCCGACGGCGGACCAGCGGGCAGCATCACGGGCGATGGAAGGGAAGGAAACGCCAGCAGAAACAACCCCGGAAACCGGAGCAAAGAAGCCACCTTTTGGCCCGACAGAGCTTCTTGGAACCATACCGGACAAGAAAAACAACCTTGAAATATTCGTCGCTGGAAACATCAACGGCGGGAGTTTTTCCGTATCTATCAGAGACAACGACACTATGGAATTTTTACCGACAGTAAGAATATTCCCGTCGGAAAAACTGGCGTGGGAAGTGGCAGGAGAGATTGCCCAGGGAAAGAAAGCCAAAATAGACCCGCCCGACGATTGGCGCAACCATCTTATCAAGGCCCGCATGTATGCTTTGATGTTGGGTGTACCGTTCGAGGTAGATTGGTACACTTCGAAGATCGTCGAGGCCATCGATAAGAAGCTGATGGAAGACACAGCAGCGAAACCAGGGGAACCACCGAAGGGTAAATCGTTTGACATGAACCTTTCCGAGAGGATCCGCGACAAAACGCTGGAAAAGGTGAAACCATACCTCAATCCTAACAACAGCGAGACAGCATTGCTCGCCACCATCGAGAAGGCAGCAGACGAGGCATACGGTGAGATAGTGGATGAAATTTTAGGCACGAATGAACCCGTGTCTACCACGCAAAAGGTATACCTGGACACCTGGGACAAGAAGAGTTTCGCCGAGGCGGTACTCAAGTACATCAAACGCCACGACCTTATGACCAAAAAACAGGAAGCGGAGGCACCAAAGGAAACACCGAAACCCGAAGTGTATAAAACCGGCGACCGGATCGTCATTACCGGCGCGTATCACAATGCCACCATACGAGGAAGGCACGGCGTCATCAAGGCGGTGGGCGGCTACACCATGACACCCATTTTCGGGGGACAATCATCGCACACCGTCACCTATGAAGTGGAAACCGACAATGGATTGAGCTTTCCGTCCATGAAGGCCGAGGACCTTGAACGCGAAACCGGGCCGCTTGCCGGCAAGCTCGTGAAGGATATTTATTTCGATAACCGTTACCAGACACCCGAGAACGTCTTTGGCATGATCTCGTACAGCAAGAAACACGCGCAGAACTCACGGGAAGCAGCTACCCGGGCACGAAAAGATTCTAACAGGGCTTCTCATTTACGTGTCGCTGCAAGCTACGACAAGGACGCGCAGAAGTACCGGGACGCTTTTGATGCGTGGGCGAGTCAATACCCGGAAGAGGCGGAGAAGATCAGGCCAGCGACGAAGGAACAGCCACCGCAACAGCAGACGGCACTCGCCCCGGAAACGGGAACCGTTACCGGCACATCAGATGCGTATGAAAAGCTGAAAAGTGTAGGACTCACCCTGGTAAAGACAACGACCAAGAACGGGCACCCCGTGTGGAACCTGGGCGGAAACACCAGGAACTACAAGGACGCGATCAAGAAGGCGAAAGGAATATGGTACGGTCCTAAGAAGGTATGGTCATTTTACGGAACCGAGGATCCGGCGGAGAAGATCATTAAGGCTTTCGATGCTATGTATAGTCACCCGGACACGGTGCCATGGCAATCCAAGAAAGGAGAACAGGGGAAGTCACCCCTCACGACGGGCAGAGGGTCACTGATACCAAAGTCTATCGGGAAGAACAAATACGGCCAGGAGATATTCGAGGACGAGAAGGGCGTCCGCTCCATCATGGAGGGACCCATCCGGATAACCGAACCAGTTGGCCTTACTCCTACCAGAAACGGAATAACGTTTGATGTAGAGCGTAAAGATCCTCGATTTCTAACAACAGACGAGAACACACAAACAACAACCACACCAAATGCAACGACCGGGCAAGGAACCCAACCCGTGCAACCGCAGGCACCGGTGCCTTCACCAACCGAAGAACGCATGGGCGCTGACAAGATAAAGGCCGCCCGCTCTATTATGACACGGGTCGATGCCGCTCTCGCCAACCAGGAAGTGTTTACCCGTGAACAGCTCATGAAGTGGGGCGAAGAGGCCTACGGCGGCACCATCGCCAGCGGAGCGTTCACCTGGAAAGACCTCTTCGACGCCATGGAACTGGGTATAAACCGGTACCTCGGGCAGGGCCAGCGCTTATACGATCCAACAAGAGGCATGGTCATCGACGCCCGTGACACAATTGACCACATACGGGAACACGTCCTTGACAAGATCCCCTCGCAGCATGGCTTCAGAACAAAGGAGATGGACGAGTACCAGCAGTTCTCGACACCCCCGGATTTGGCTTATCTCATGGCATGGGTGGCGAACATCAAGCCGGGTGAGACGGTCCTGGAACCATCGGCAGGTGTGGGCGGCCTCGCGGTATTTGCGAGGAACGCAGGGGCGAAGGTGTGCGTCAACGAACTTTCGCAGCGGCGGGCAAGCCTGTTGCGGCAGATGGGTTTCGGGCAGGTGTTCACCGAGAACGGCGAGCAGATTGATAACATCCTTCCAGATCACATAAAGCCCACTGTAATCATCATGAACCCGCCATTTTCGGCAACGGCGGGCCGGATGCAGGGGAGGAGAAGTCCCGAGAACCTCATCAGGCATATCAGCCAGGCGTTGTCACGGCTTGAACCAGGCGGCCGCCTCGTGGTGCTCACCGGCAAGGGGTTGTTCGGCAAATCGAAAACCTTCAACGAGTGGCTGGACAACATCGATGTCACCAATGATGTGATCGCCGATATCACCATCTCCGGAGAAGGATACAAAAAATACGGCACCACCTATGACAACCGCTTGATTGTGATTGACAAAACGAAAACGAATGCTACAGTAATACAAGAGGAAGTCAGCGACATCAAGCATGCCGCTGCCCTCCTGAAAGGAGTTCGCGATGCGAGAAACAGTGTCACAGAACAACCATCCGCTCAACCAGGCAGCGAAGAAGTTTCTCAAGGATCCCGACCAGTCGATGCTGTATTGCCTCCAGCTGGTGGAGGAACAGTGGAACGCGGGCAGGGTACCGCTCAACAGCGTCCGGGGCCAGGCAGTGTACCCGTTCTTCGAGGAGATGGCGGGGCTGGAACCGAAACGGGCCTGGAGACTGCTCCAGAGGGACGGGGACCTGGCGGATCAGAAAGAACTGCCGGCGATCTCAGCGGAAGACCTGGCGTGGGCGGTAGTAGACCAGCTGACGAGCATGCTGGAAGCGGCAGACTACTAACCCCCGAACCAGCCCTTACCGTACAGCAAACCGAAGAATACACTGACGAAGACCTCGAATCGGGCAACATCTTCGAGGAATACACACCTTCCATAAAAATTGAAGGGGCGCAGCCGCACCCGGCGGAACTTGTCGAAAGCGCGGCCATGGCCACCGTAAAAGCTCCAAAAACAACATATGTGCCAAACATTGACAAGAAGCTCGTTGAAACCGGTGCATTAAGCGACGTCCAGCTCGAAGCCATCACCATGTCCGGACAGGCCCATGGGGAAGTCCTCGATTCCGGCGTCTATCTTGACGCAAACGGCAACGTTGCTACCAGTAGGAGCCAGGAAAGCAAGACGTTCCATACATTCCGCAAAGGCTTTTTTATCGGCGACGGCACCGGAGTGGGTAAGGGCAGGGAGATCGCCGGTATCATCCTCGATAACTGGAACCGGGGCCGGCGCAGAGCACTATGGATAAGCCAGAATACGGACCTTATCCACGACGCAAAGCGCGATCTTGTAGCCCTCGGCATGGACCCGAAACTAGTAATAGATTACGCCGGCGTGAAATTCGGCCAGCCCATCAAGCAGAAAGAGGGCATCCTTTTCATAAGCTACGACACGTTAAAGTACAAAAAAGGAGTGGTGCGCCGGATCGACCCTGTCGTAGCGTGGGCGGGACAGGAATTCGACGGTGTCATAGCCTTTGACGAATCCCACAACATGGGGAATGCATTGTCTACCAGGGGGAGGCGGGGAACGAAAAAGCCGTCCATGAAGGCGGTCGTAGGCGTGGAACTGCAATCCCGGCTTTATAATTCGCGGACCGTGTATGCGTCAGCCACGGGTGCAACGGAAGTTGCGAACCTTTCCTACTGCGACCACCTTGGGTTGTGGGGGAAGGGAACGCCCTTTTCCACTAAGCGGAACTTTATCGAGCAGATCTCCGGGGCGGGTATTGCCGGCATGGAAATGATCGCCCAGTGTCTCAAGGCCATGGGATCCTATAGTGCCCGGAACCTTTCTTTTGACGGGGTGAAGTACGAAACCATCGAGCACGAGCTGACCGAGAACCAGAAGGCCATTTACGATGAGATGGCCCGGTCATGGCAGATCGTCCTGCAGAACATCCACGCCGCGCTCCAGGCCACCGGGATAACCGGAACCAACCACGCCGGGCAGACTGTCACCCGAAACGGCAACGCCAGAAAAAACGTCATAGGCGCATTCTGGGGTGCACATCAGCGGTTTTTCAACCAGATCATCACGTCCATGCAGACCCCTACAGTCATCAAGGCCATAGAGAAGAACCTTGCCGACGGTGATGCCGCCGTGGTGCAGCTCGTGAACACCAACGAGGCGCAGACCGACCGGGCGATGGCCAAGCGGGAGGAAGGCGAACGCCTGGAAGATCTTGATCTCACCCCGCGGGAGGGGTTGATGAACTACCTGGAAAACAGCTTCCCCATCCAGCAATACGAAGAGTATACCGACGACAACGGAAATATTCGCTCGCGCCTCGTCCTTGATTCGAGCGGGAACCCCGTTATCAACCGGGAGGCAGTGGCCATGCGCGACGCGCTCCTCCGGAGGCTTGGTATGCTGAAGGTGCCGGATGCATCCCTTGACATGATTATCCGGCATTTTGGCATTGACAGGGCAGCGGAGGCAACGGGCCGGTCGAAAAGGCTTGTAGATAAAACAAATGACCAGGGCGGGAACGAGCGGGTCGTGGAACGATGGAGCAAGGCGAAAGGGCTCAACGACATCCATGCCTTCATGCATGACAAGAAAAAGCTTCTCGTTTTTTCCGATGCTGCTGGAACCGGCAGGAGCTTTCATGCAGACAAGACAGAGAAGAACCAGCGGCTGCGGCACCACTATTTGCTGCAACCCGGCTGGAGGGCTGACAGGGCTATCCAGGGGTTGGGCCGGACCCACCGGAGCAACCAGAAGCAGCCTCCCTACGTTCACCTGGTCACAACAAACCTGAAGGGGCAGAAACGGTTTATTTCCTCTATTGCGCGACGGCTCGAACAGCTGGGATCGCTCACCAAGGGACAGCGCGACACGGCGACACAGGGTATCTTCAAGCTGAAGGACAACCTTGAAAATTCACACGCACGCCAGGCGTTTATCCGGCTCATCCACACGATTTTCCACGGTGGCATTGAGAATCTGTCTATGGCGGAATTCGAGCAAGAAACGGGCATGAGGCTGACCGACGACCAGGGTCAGCTCAGGGACGACATCCCCGAGATAACCCAATTTTTGAACAGGCTGCTTTCGCTGACCGTGGACCGGCAAGAGGAAGTTTTTAATGCCTTCGACGCCCACCTTGACCGGATCATCGAAAAGGCTGCTGCAGACGGCACTCTCGACGCGGGCATGGAAACAATTTTAGCAAAGGGGGCGAAACGGACCCGGGAAGAAATTGTGTACACCGGTCCCCAGGGAGAGCAGACAAAGTACAACGAGATCGAACTCTCCGAGGACGCTGTAACGGTTGATTTCCAAACGAGTAAAATGTGGGCAGCCTCCGGATATGTTGTGAACAAAAAGAGTGGTGTTGTATGGGCGGCAAACAGGGAGCGGATCACGACCGATACCGGCACCGGCGAAATGACGGCTGTCGTAACCCTCACGAGTCCCCGGGGCACTGTACATGTTGTGGAAGCACAAGACCTTAAGGACGGTGAAAAATACGAACGGATTGACGACATGTCGAAGGCCGAGGCGCTATGGGGTGAACAGCACGACAAGGTGCCGAAGACGAAAACGAGGAAAATCCACCTCATTACTGGTGCCCTCCTGCCCATATGGGACCGGCTCCCCCAGGAACACGTCAGGGTGATGCGGCTCAAGCTGAACACGGGCGAAAAGCTGCTGGGCCGGCTGATTCCCGACAAGAGCCTCAACGGCGTACTGAAAAAACTTAATGTTGATAAGTCAACCGCAGCGTACACACCGGAACAGGCATACAACGCCATCCTGGACAACGGGGAAACGATACAGCTTGCGAACGATTGGACGCTGAAGCGCGTGAAAACCCAGGGTATGGACCGGATCGAAGTCACTGGCGAAACCTTGTGGCGATTTGAATCCCAGCTCGAACACAGCGGTGCCCTCATCGAGCGCATCAGCTACAAAACGAGGGTATTCATCCCTACCGGCGATGACGGGATCGCGGTAATGAAAGAGATCCTGGCCATCAGCCCCATCTTTGACGTGGAAGGCGGGGGCGGGGCATTGACAACCAGTATCGCAGAGAATAAACTTGGGTATGGCGACGAAGCACAAGAACAGGGTGCGCTATTCAATACCGACACCGCTGGATCCGAACGACCTTTTCGTAGAACAGCCGGCCCCGTATCGCGTCAACAAGAAGTTGTCACTGAAAGAATCGGCAGCTATCGCGCTGGCACAAACAAGATTGAGAACGTTGACGATGTTGGTCAGATAGCCCGCAACCTTCTCGACGATCCCCAGGAAACATTCGCAGCAATCCTCATCAAAGACGATGGCACGGTCCACAGCGTCCACCGCATAAGCAGGGGCGGTATAGCCTCGTCGATCGTGCAGCCCGTAGTGGCCGTCGGGCAAGCTCTAAACACCGAGGGCGTGACCGGCCTGTGGTTTATCCACAACCACCCGTCGGGCGTTGCGGAGCTGTCCCCGGAAGACAAAGACGTAGGGAGCAGGCTGGTTAATTTAGCCCAGGGATCGGGAGTGACGGTCCACGGGATCATGGCGGTGACACCGACAGAGTATGCGGCGATGGACTACATGGGCGCGGTGCTGGAGAAGACCGGCAAGATGCCAAAAAAACGCCAGCAGACGGAAACGATCCCCGTTGTCGAGCGGAGGTTCAGCAAGCAGAAAACAGGGAGAATTCAGGCGACAGGCCCCGCGTTGGCTGTAAAAGCATACAACCAGGCAGGGATCAAAGCAAATAACCCAAATATTACCGTGGGCTTTTTCGACATTCGGAATAAATTAATCAGCACCATTACTATAGAGAGGCTGTCTCCGATCCGTGGGGAGATCCAGCGTATGTTGCTCCAGGAAGCAGATCGGAGAAACGCGACGAATATCGCCATATACGCACCGCAACGGGCAATCCTCGAAGGGGAAGCAAAGAATATCGCTAACTTCGGAAGGGCAGCTGGCCTCGCCATTCTTGACATCATCGACGCTGGTTTCAGTATGCACGGGCGGGGTATGCTCCAAAGCGACGGGAGCCAGATGTTCTTCAAGCTGACTACCCAGGCCGATATGGACAATTTATCCTTTGACATCCGGCCACCGAAAACGCCCAGGTTCTCCGTGGACCAGGTGAGACAGTTCCTTGCACTGCCATTGAAGCAGTGGAAGAACGTCGGGAAGGTACAGGTCATAAAAACAGCCCGTGATCTGCCGGCGCGGTTCATGCGCTATGTGCAGGAGGGGGACACCATCTTCGGGGCCTACGACCAGGAAACGGACACCACCTATATCATCGCCGACTCGATCCCGAACGCACGGGCTGCAATCGTTACCCTCATGCATGAAGCTGTCGGGCATAGAGGGATCACGGCGATTCTGCGTAACGCGGATGTGGACCTCATCTGGCAGCAGATCGTGAAAGCATACCAGGGGACGCCCCTCATGGATCGCATCGTCAAAGGGTACGGCCAGAAAATGGGGACCTTGAGGCTCCCGCTTGACCTGAATGACAAAGACGATCGGAGGATAGCCGTCAATGAATTCATCGCCCACATGGCAGAGGCACGGGAAGCCACCCCGGCATGGACCAGGGTCGTCGGGATCATCCGGGCAGCGTTGAGGAGGATTGCTCCAAACCTTACGTGGTCGGACGCTGACATCCTGCATTTGATCGATCGGGCGAGAACCTATTCCGGGGTCATGCCGAAGGCGACCACCGGGACATACTTCAAGAAAGGGATTGAAGGTTCTACAACGGGCAGCTCGGTCGTTGATGACCTCCTACGTCAGATTGAGACATTGGCACCACCCGATCCCAAATCTCCACCGTTGGAGATCAAGGGCTGGGTTCGAGATCATGCCAAGGCGGCAGCGGCAACCATCATGGCGCACATGCCGGGTAACCTTCCCCACGCCCATTTCCTTGAGCGTGTGCTGAAGAACCCCTTATGGTACGAACATCCGGTGTTGAAGCAACTCTTCAACGTCATGGCCCACCACCGGCAGGAGACCTATCACGAGTTATTTTACGATTTCAACGACACCGGGAAAGCTACGACCGTGTCTGAGGAAGTGGCGAGGCTTCGAAAGACGGACAGGAAGAGTTACGAGGACCTTTCGCGTATCCTGATCGTGGCTGATGCTGAGTGGGTCTGTGAGAAGGAGTGGACCTTTGAAGACCGCATCAAAAACATGAAGGTTTCCGAGGACGTCAAAAGGGTTGCTCTACTCATCAGGTCAGCCTTCGACAAGATGCTCGACGCACGGCAGGCACCCATGAAGGAACTGCTCAAGAAGCTCGAAGAGCAAGGATACGAAGAGGACTTATTTGCCCTTGACGAGGAAGGGACCAAGAATTTCCACGTTTTTACCGTGAGGCCCACGAAAGAATTCGACAGTTTCTGGACCGCTTCGGGGAAGGAGAGGCAAGAGCGGGCAGGGCTGCCATACCATGAAGGCATCAATTATATTGTGGGCCACAGCCGAGCCGGGGGCATGGAGGTACAGGCGATCCATTTCTCCCGGGAAGCGTTCACCGAAGAGACGGCAGCCGACTGGTGGAATGACCACAAGCAGTTCTTCAGGAAGGCCCACAGGGATTACAAGGCCGAACTGCGCCAGACAATCATGGGAGCCTTACAGGTCATGGACCAGTGGCGTGGGTATTACTTCCCGCGGCTGAGAAAGACCGGCCCAATAGTCATTACTGCGTACAAGGAAGACGAATTCGGGGACCGCCAGTATATCCACGAACACGGCAGCAAATACTGGAGCGAGTTGCGGTCAAAGGAGCTTGAGCTGGAAGGGTACAAAGAAGTAAAGGTAAGAGATTCCCAGAGGCTGCCGGAATCGATCTACCTGAACATCAGGACAATTGACGTGCAGAAGTCCATCGACTATGCAGTGACCGGCATGAAGAGCACGACGAGCGCAGATATACTCGCGAAATTTAACGAAGACCTGATCGAGCAGGCGGTCAACATGATCCGTGAACGGGGTATCGAATCGACCAAGATACACCGCATACTGAAGGGCAGGGTGGTCAAGGGGTACATCGAAGACCCCATCGAGGCATACCTGCGCTACACGTCAGGTGTTGCCGGAGGCATGGCAAAGGGAGAGGTTTCCCAGAAAGCGACCGAGCTGCTCCGGCAGATTGACCCGACAACCGAGGCAAAAGCATACGATACCGCAAAGCGTTACATAGAGGAGAACTTAAGAAACGTCGATACTGCTGACAGAGTTATGGCATACGCGAAGGCAATCGCGACCTTGAAATTCCTGGGGTTCAATCCTCGGTCCGCAGTCGTGAACCTGACAGCCATGGTGACATCAGCCCCGGCTGCCATCCACCAGTATGCCGGTGGCGGGAAGGTGAGTATGGTGAGGGTACACAAAGAGATCGCACATGCTGGCCGTACCTATGCGAAACACATGGTGGGCAAGACGCTGGAGGCAGAGGATCAGATTATAGCCGAACGTATCACACGGGAAGGGTACGACGCTCCCCAGCTCACGAGAGATGCATTGGGAGCCATGCAGGGTGGCCTTGAACGCTCGTGGGATAGAATGATGAACGTGGCCATGTTCATGTTCAGCAAGACCGAACAGTGGAACAGGGGCACGACGATCCTTGCGGCTTACAAGGTGGCAAAACAACGCTTTGAACGGGAAGGACTGGCAGGAGAGGAACTGGTGGAGGCAGCATATAGCGCCGCGATCGAGGCCACCGACAAGGCCCACGCGGCATATGGCAAGGCGAATCTGCCGGAGTGGGCTCAGGGGACCTCGGCAAGCGCGCGGGTAGGGCAGGCCATGTATGTATACGGCAACTTCGGCCACAACTATGTCCAGCTCCTGTACGATCTCGGCGCAAAGAAGCACAACATTGTAGGCTTCACCTGGGCGCTGGCAGCACCTGTGATAATTGCCGGAGGGGCCGCGTGGCCGTTCAAAGACGAACTGCTGTGGCTTATCAATGGAATGCTCCGAACGCTGGGTATCGGCACGGGAGTCGACAAGTTCGTCTGGGACAAGACGAGGAAACACCTCGGTGAACAGGCAGAGGTCCTGGGACGCAGGGGGATATTCGGGCTGGCCGGTGTAGATATTTCAGGATCGCTCGGGATAGGGCTTGGTATACCTACAGGGCTATTGGGCCTGACAGGCGCAATGGGCGGTGTTGCAGAAGATATCCAAAAGGCCAGCCATTTTGTCAGCACAGGACAGATCGGCAGGGCACTTGAGAAAACACTGCCCACGGCAGCGTCAAACATTCTCCGAGGAATACGGGAAGCCAGAACGGGAGTAACGACCGAAAAGAGCCGTGTCCTGTGGGACAAAGGAGGAAAGCCATACAGACCAACAGCAGGAGAGACGGCAGCACGGATCATAGGCTTTCAGAGTTCGAGACAATCGGTAGCGCGGGAAAGAAGCAATGAGATGTACCAGGCAGAACAAGGTTTTCTAAAAAGGAAGGATGCTCTCTACGAGGAGTTACGGGCCTGGGCAGTGGATCCAAAGAGGACAAATGCCGGACTGACAAGGATATACAAGAAACAGGGAGAATACAACAAGGCCCTTATTGATGCACGTCTCGCAGGTCGAGTACCCCTCATTCGCTCGTCGGAGATGAGCCGGCAAATTAAGGGGGTCATGGTGCCGTCAAAAAAAGACTTTTTACGCCAACAACGATAA